TCAGAAATCTTGTCGTTTTAAAGAATAGGTTTACCGGTGAGGTAGGACCTGCTGGTGTGCTTCAGTACACCAGAGAAACTGGAAGGCTCATGGATGCCTCGTCAGTTTTAAGTTTCTAAATCCCAACCCCAAGATTTATTTCTATGGGTTGGGCTTTTGACATCTGAAAACATCCACATCTTAGGAGAGCTACTATGATTCGGTATATAGCCGACATAGAGACGAATGGTTTGCTGCCTGACGTCTCTACAATTCACTGTCTCGTCCTGCGAGACTTAGACACCGACGAGGTGCAGACGTTTACATCTGAGAACATCAAAGAGGGACTAAAGATCCTCTATGACGCTGAAGAGGTCGTAGGCCACAATTGGATCGGCTACGACAGCAAAGTGATTGCCAAGCTGCACCCTTGGTTTGAGGGTGGCACTGGACCAAAGGTCACCGACACAATGATCCTGTCGCAACTCATTAAGCCGCACATTATTGAGTTTGATGCTTCAGTGCCAGCCATCAGAGACGTCCTACCAAAGCGCCTCTGGGGTTCCCACAGTCTCAAAGCGTGGGGCCTGCGCCTCAACTGTCACAAAGGTGACTACGAAGGCGGCTGGGAAGCCTTCAGTCAAGAGATGCTGGACTACTGCGTCCAAGACACTGCAGTCACTGCGACGATCTACAAGTATCTTATGCAAGAGAAGGTCGACGACCGGTGCATTGAGCTTGAGCACAAGATGGCTGAGGTCTGTTATTACATTGGTAATAACGGCTGGACCTTCGACATGCCTAAGGCTGAGAAGCTTTATGCTACTTTGTCAAAAGAGCGCCATGAGTTAAACGAACAGCTGTACGACCTGTTCCCGCCGTGGATTGTCGAGGAACCCTTTGTCCCAGCGCGTGACAACAAGACCCTAGGATACAAGAAGGGCGAAGTGTTCATTAAGAAGCGTGAGGTTGTCTTTAACCCAAACAGCCGACCACACATCGAACACTGCCTGCGGCAGAAGTACGGATGGGAACCAGAGGTCCTGACACCCAGCGGCAAAGCGCAGATCGACGAGACGACCTTAGGTAAACTTGAGTACCCAGAGGCTCAGAAGCTTGCGCGGTTCTTTCTACTTCAGAAACGCATAGGTCAACTGGCTGAGGGGCCACAGGCATGGATGAAGGTCGTCAACAAAGATGGACGCATCAGGCACTCTATCATCAGCCAAGGGACCATCAGCGGTCGTGCAGCGCACCGAGGTCCCAACCTTGGTCAGGTACCAGCGACACGCCTTCCGTTTGGCAAAGAGTGTCGCGAGCTATTCACGGTGCCAAAGGGCTGGAAGCTTCTTGGGAGTGACCTGAGTGGTCTGGAGCTAAGATGCTTCGCTCACTTCATGGATGACCCAGAGTACTGCTCAACAGTGCTCGATGGTGACATACACACGTATAACCAGAAAGCCGCCGGACTGCCGACGAGAGACCTAGCAAAGACCTTTATTTACGCCACGCTCTACGGCGGTGGCGACATGCTGATCGGTAAGCTTGCCGGTGGTGGGCCTAAGGAAGGCAGAGCACTGAAGCAGGCTTTTGAGAACAGTGTGCCAGCCTTCGCACGGCTTAAGAGAAACCTGCAGACAGCCTCTCAGCGTGGCTACCTGTACGGTCTGGATGGCAGACACCTGTACCTCAGAAGTGAACACAAGGCGCTCTCACAGCTTCTACAGAGCGCCGGGGCAGTCCTTTGCAAGCAGTGGGTCCTGCTGATCGATCAAGCAATTCAAGAGCACTACCCAGACGGCGATTGTTACATCGTTGGTTGGATACACGACGAGGTCCAGATCGCTTGTCGAACAGAGGAGATCGCAGAGCATGTCGGACGTGATATCACTACAAGAATGGCGCGAGAGAGCGGAGAGGCTTTCAAGTTTAAAATCCCCATCACCTCAGAATATCAAATCGGAAATACATGGGCTGACACTCATTGAGGACCCTGCCGAAGCAGCCTTTGCGCTGCACATGGCAACGATGCTGACAGTCCTCTACCGGATCTGGAGAAAGCCAATCGGCATCAAGAGCGACTTCGCCAGAATGGCTGCTTTCTATGTCGCCATCTTAGCCTGCGAAGGAATGATCACAACAGCCATAGACGATGACGTCTTTGGAACAACTTGGCTCATCACTGAGAAGGGCCTCATAATGAAGGGAGAGCTAGATGAATACATCAAAAGCCTCATCGAGCGACACGACGACACCTCAGGCCCCGATAATACTGCTTGACGGTGACCTATACCTCTACAGAGCGGCGGCGGCTGCAGAACAGGAGATTGATTGGGGAGACGACATTTGGTCTCTGTCGACTGATCTCAAGGACGCCAAGGAAGTCTTCAAGACCCTTGTCGATGAACTCAAAGACTTTTTGCAAACCGACAACCTGATCGTCTGTTTGTCTGATCGAGACAACTTCCGACATGAACTTTATGTGCCTTACAAAAGTGGTCGTCGGAAGACCCGAAAGCCTGTCGGGTACAAAGCTCTCGTCGAGTGGGCAAAGGAAACCTACAAGTTCTCTTGTGAGCCACTACTAGAAGCCGACGATGTCATGGGCATCCTTGGGACCGACAAGAGCATTGAGACCATTGTCGTATCAGACGACAAGGACATGAAGACTGTCCCTTGCACACTCTACCGGCCCATGAGCGCTGAGATGCTCACGATCACTGAAGAGGAAGCCGACAGAAACTTCCTGCTGCAGACGCTAACCGGGGATATCACAGACGGTTACAAGGGTTGCCCGAATGTAGGCATCAAGACCGCCGAGAAGATCCTAGGGCCGCGCCCAAGCTGGGCTGCTGTTGTTGGTGCTTATCAAAAGGCAGGGATGTCAGAGAGCCAAGCGATAACCCAAGCTAGATGCGCCAGAATACTGAGGCGCAGCAACTGGGATGCATCCAACAGAACCATAAAGCTCTGGGAGCCAGCATGAGATGCTCAAAGGTAGACACGCAGCCACCTTCGGTCAGAAGAAGTATGGGCCGGAGTATTTCACCAAAGCTTTCTGGAACAACGGCAAGCACATGCTGCCGTGGAACCTGATTGCAAGCTTCCGAAACCCCCACCCCACGCCCATCGAGGAGTACGCCCTAGGCATACGTCTGCTCGAACATGAGATGCGCCTCTGGGGCAGTGGAGTGAGGATCGAACTGTACAACGAAGACCGAGATAAAGGGGGCATAGATGTCAATAGACCATCCTTCAGATCCTGCACATTATAACGAACTTCCTGTCGAACCCATCGAGTTCATTATGGAGAACGGCATGGAGTTCTGGCGAGGCAACATCATCAAGTATGCCGCCCGTGCAGGTTTCAAGGGCAAAGAAATCGACGATCTCTACAAGATCATCAGATACGCACAATTCCGCATTAACCAAATAGAAGGACGAAAGCCCCAACATGACGTATAATCGACCCAACTTTAATCCCGCCGACTACGGCCCATCATTGCCCATCAGCCAACAGATTGACCGCGAGAAGTATTGTCAGAAGAACGAGAGCTTTGCCGACAAGTGCTTTCGTATTGCCAAGACGCTGGCTGATGACGACAAGCATGAAGAGGCGCTGCAGAACATCCTGCTGAACATGCGTTTCCTGCCTGCAGGGCGCGTCCAGAACGCCATAGGCGCTGCCAGACAAACCACCGCATACAACTGCTTTGTGTCGGGTACTATTGACGACAGCATGACGAGCATCATGCACCGTGCGACACAGGCTGCAGAGACCATGAGACGCGGCGGTGGCATAGGTTACGACTTCAGTAACATCAGGCCACGTCAGGACCTCATTAAGTCACTGGACAGCCGCTCCAGCGGTCCTGTGAGCTTCATGGGGATCTATGACGCAGTATGTCAGACCATCAGTAGCAGCGGTCACCGTAGAGGCGCTCAGATGGGTGTCCTGCGCATCGATCATCCCGACATCGAAGAGTTCATCAGGGCGAAGCACAACAGTGACAAACTGACAGGCTTCAACATCTCTGTCGGTGTGACTGACGAGTTCATGTATGCTCTACAAGATGGCGAACTGTTTGACCTCAAGTTCGAGGGTCGTGTCTACAAGAGCATAGATCCACAGGCACTCTGGGATGAGATCATGCGCAGTACTTGGGATTGGGCTGAACCCGGCGTCCTGTTCATCGACCAGATTAACCGTAAAAACAATCTGTGGTATTGCGAGGATATCGCCGCGACGAACCCGTGCGGTGAACAACCACTGCCACCCTTCGGTGCGTGTCTGTTGGGGTCTTTCAATCTCACTAAGTACCTAACGCATACTTATGATGCTTTTGAAGAGACCGGAACTAACAGCTTCAACTGGGGCCTCTTCAAAGACGACATCTACAATGTGGTCGCCATGATGGACAACGTGATTGATCGCACGATCTACCCGCTGCCAGAGCAAGAGATCGAAGCCAAAGACAAGCGCAGGATGGGCTTAGGCATCACCGGCTTGGCTAACGCTGCAGAGATGCTTGGGTATCCCTACGCCAGCGAGTCCTTCATGTACTTCACAGCGGACCTGATGCAGGCCTTCAGAGACACTGCGTATTGTGCCTCGGCAGATCTGGCGAGTGCTAAAGGTCCCTTCCCATTGTACGACGAGAAGCTGTACCTCGATGGTGCCGGAAGCTTCGCCTTTAATCTGCCGGTGGATGTCAAGGATCGCATCAGAGAGTGCGGTGGTATCCGCAACAGTCACCTGATTTCTGTCGCTCCGACAGGCACCATTAGCCTCATGGCAGACAACATCAGCAGCGGCATCGAGCCACCCTTCAGTCTCTTCTATGATCGCACGATGCATCTAGAAGAAGGACAAGTGACAGAACGTGTCGAGGACTATGCTTACGCCAGAGGCATGGCTGGGAGAACTGCCAACAGCATCACTGCAGAGCAACACAGGAAGGTCCTAGCGCTGGTCCAGAAGTATGTCGACAGTGCAGTCAGCAAGACCTGCAACGTAGGCTCTGACGTGTCTTACGATGACTTCAAGAGACTATACTATGATGCTTGGGTCGACGGCTGCAAAGGCATCACGACCTTCAGAGCAGCAGGGAAACGCTACGGTGTTCTCAATGAGGTTACCCAAGACGCAGCACCAGCAGCAGAACTTGAGGAAACATCAGATGATTCTGAAGGTGCAGAGGCTTGCTACTTTGATCCTACGACAGGCCAACGTAGCTGCGAGTAGGAAGCGAGAGACAACCAACCGTCGACCTTATATAACACGCGGTGACTGCACTGGTTGTCTCTCTGACCTCTTAAGCGGTGTCGCACAGAGGCTTCCACAGTATCTAAAGCTTTTCTTAGGGTCTTTAAAGGTCAACGGATATACTGATACTTTAGAGTAGCAATAGTATAACTTTAGCATAGTAAAGAGGACCTTGGAAGACTCTATAGAAAACCTAATGAAATCAATAGGTTGAGCATTTGTCCACCTTTATAGAGAGTATCACTCACGAATCGAAAAGACAGCGGTGCTCTTAAGTATATCTCCGGATTGCCGACAGTCATAACACACTTGGTCCATTGATCAGGCTGCTGAGTGACTGTCGGTCGTCTGTGGTGATCTGTGGTCTGTCTGCTGTTTTCATTGGTTTAGTACAACTACCATGATGATGGTAGGATAAAGACAATAGACAGAGGCTGCAGATCTGTGGTCTGTCTGCTGTTTGCATTGGTTTAATACAATAAGATTATGCTAATCGTGTCGTTCAATAGACAGAGGCTGATGAGGTCTTTAGTTACTTGAGATTAGGTTGGCTTTGGTTGACTATAGATAACTAGTAAAGTGTTTTAATCTAAATTGTTGTTGTCGTTCACACATTAGGGTGACCGAGGTCTACTGGAAGGCGTAAGAGGTTTGTCGTTTTGGCGGTTGTGTTTCTTTAAGTTTTTATTAATAATCCCTATTCATTCTTAAGAAAAAGCTAATGACACCTATAAAAATCACACAATGAAATCTAATGTCTTCGAGTGACGCCACAGATACCCGGTGGGGGTCAACGGATATCACATCCGTTGCCTACGATATCCAATGAAATCAATGGGTTATAACCAATGATTCCTTTTTCGGGTCCCATATCGTCACTTTTGACCCCCAGATACCCAAATCAATCAATCGATTTCAAAAGTCCGACTAAACCCAGCCGTTGTTGTTGTTGTAGTCCGGCCTTTGAAAGCAGAGAGCCGCCCTAAGAAAACACTCAGGAAACCCCCAAGATGGCCCTAGAAACCGGTACGTATATCAACAGTCTGAACGCAAGTAACCCAGTGTCGACTGATGGTCTCTCTCAGGCCGACGACCACCTTCGCCTCATCAAAAGCACCATCAAGAGCACCTTCGCCAACATCGACGGTGCCGTCACGTCCACCGAGGACGACCTAAACATCGTCTCTGGTGCTTCAGCAGCCGGTGTAACTGCAGCCGAGTTCCAGTACCTCAACGGTGTCACCTCAGCCATCCAGACACAGTTTGACAACTTGACGAGCGCCAAGGCCAATCTCAGCGGCGCAAGTTTTACTGGAGCGGTTGATGTGGACAACACGCTGACCGCCAACAAGCTCGCGTTGGACAACGGTTCCTCTGATTGGACCTTCGAGGTTTCAGGTAACAACCTTCTGATTAAATACGCAGGTACAACCAAGCTTCGCCTGCAAACTAATGGAGATTTAGAGGTCACTGGTAACGTCACTGCGTATGACACCGGTATATAGGTGATACACGATGACAACCCCCACAGGTCAGATCTCCCTGTCAGACATACAGAATGAGTTTGGTGGCTCAGGCCAAATATCTTTGTCGGAATACTACAGGGGTGGATCTAATGTCCCCGGCGTAGGCGCAGGGACCTCTGGCATACCTACCAGTAGCACCATCAGCTTCAGTCAACTTCGCGGTAAATCTAAGACCGTTTCAGTCACATATGACGTCCTAGGCGGGGGCGGTGGTGGGGGCGCAGGCCAAGCCAACGGGGGCGGCTCAGGATCAGCGCCATCTGGCGGCTCCTCGTCTGTATCTGGCTCAGGTATCTCCACTGTAACCGCATCTGGTGGATCAGGCGGTGGCAACGGAAACATCAATAGATACGATAACGCACGACTTGGGGCCTCCTCAGCCTATGGCACAGGCGGCGCTATGGGTGGCCTAAACACTGCAGGTGGAAATGCAACTGGATATGGCGCAGGTGGCGGCGGGGGCGGCGGGGATGCACCCGGCACGTTTGATTCGTCGGGTAACGCAGGGTCTGGGGGTGGCGCAGGGCAGCGTCTCACAGGTTCCTTTACTGCTGTCTATGGAACAAATCTTACAATCTCTATTGGCAGCGGCGGCTCAGGCTCCACTGCAGGTAACTACTACGGTGGCAACGGTACAGGGGGGCGTATAAGTTTGTCGTGGGACGGTAATTCCCCAGTTTACACCAGTTCCACAACCAGACAGGTCAACTGACACATGCCTTTGTTACCAGTACGCCAACTAGGGAGCGCAGGTGTACTTACTGACCTCGATCCGTTTAACCTGCCGTTCAATGGCTTTACACGCGCCAAGAACGTCCGTTTTACCCAAGAGGGCAACGTGGAGCGCTCGCCCATCTTCCGCGACATCTCAGGCTCCCTCACGCTCGACGGCAACCCAGCGCACATCACAGGCGTCTTCGGTGGCTCTGCAGGCTACGACACGCTGACTGTCGTCACTGACCTGTACCACGTCTACACGTTCTCCAACGGCACCCTCACGTCCAATGTCGACTTTGGTGCCAGCGCCTCTGCAGTCCCCTTTACGACGACGACACTCGCAGACGTCCAGTACATCAACCGCCCTGACCGTGTGCCTGTCTTCCTAGCCCCCGGCGGCTCCACCTTCGCCAACCTGACGAACTGGGACGCCAACCACCGGTGCAACTCTCTGCGCAGCTACGGAGACTTTCTTGTCGCCCTTAATATGACCGAGGGGAGCACCGAGTTTCCCAACCGTGTGCGCTTCAGTGACATAGCGCTTGCCAACAGTGTCCCTTCTAGTTGGGACGCCACAGACGCCACAAAGAGCGCTGGGTTTAACGACTTGGTGCAGATGAATACACCTATCGTCGACGGCGAGACCCTAGGCACCAACTTTGTGATTTACTCCAGTGACCAAGTGTACAACATGGAGTTTGTAGGCGGCACCTTCATCTTTAACTTCAGAAAACTGTTTGATGATTGCGGGGTCATCAATCAGAATTGTGTCGTTGAAGTTGAAGGTCGCCACTACGTATTCGACAACGACGACATCTACGTCCACGATGGCAACACCCGCCAATCCATAAGTGACCAGCGCGTCCGAGACTACATCTTCAGTGGCCTCGATAGCTCCAAGACCGAAGCCTGCTTTGTGCACCACAATGCTCTCCTCGAAGAGATCTACTTCTGCTACCACACCGGCGACGACATGGTCACCATGCCAGACGCCAGCCACTGCAACCGTGCAGCCGTGTACAACTATCGCGCAAACACATGGTCCTTTGTCGACCTTCCCAATGTCGTCTCTGGTACTACAGCCAACGTCAACACTGTAGCAACCTACGCCACCGCCACGACCACATACGCTTCCACCGGCGGCTCTTATCACGACCAAGAGAGCAACTATGCGCGACACAACGTGTTCTTCAGTAAGTCCCTGAGTGGCTCTCTGAGTAGCGACAAGCTGCTTGCCATGGATGGTGCTACCGTGGGTGCTATACAGGCCCCCATAGACACCTCAGCCACCCAGAGCATATTCCTAGAGCGTGTCGGCATAGACCTCGATCAGGAAGCCGGTAGTCCCCTGAGCGGCTACAAGGTCCTCAAAGCGTTTTACCCCCAGATCACCACCAGTGACTCTGACAGCGAAGTCACGTTCACCTTTGGATCTGCTGACTTACCTTCTGGCATCCCTTCATATGGCACTGCAGTGACCTATGACATGTCGACGGACCACAAAGTCGACACACGCGCCTCAGGTAGATACCTCAGCTACAAGCTCACAGACGACACGTCTAATAAGGACTTCAAGTTCTCTGGAATGGACGTCGATGTTGTCGTCACAGGA